GCACAAGTTACTGGTAGCGCAATGACTCCATTAAAATATGGAGAGTTTTTCAAGAATTGGGCAACAGAAAGAGCGTTCTCTGCAAATGCTGAACAGTTAGCTAATGTGATTACCAGTAAAGATGGTATGAACAGATTGAGAGAGTTGCGGAAAATGTCACCAACAACCCCTAAATTCATTTCTGGTTTGGCTCAGTTAGCAGCAGATTATGGAATGATTGGTAGCANNGTATNCAATNAGGANTAACATGGCAAAGACCAAGATTTCAGAATACAGCAGTACCGCAGGTAACAATACTGACATTAACAGTATTAACTTAGCGGAGGGNATGGCCCCATCTTTAGTCAACAATGCTATCCGTCAATTGATGGCTCAGTTAAAGAACTTTCAAGATGGCTCTGCTGGTGATAGCGTAACTGTAGGCGGTAACTTATCGGTTACTGGCACATCCACTCTAACAGGCACTTTAACGGCTACTGCTGGCGTGTCAGGCCCACTTACATCATCGTCTGTTTCAATTACTGGTGGAACAATCAATGGTGCTGTAATCGGTGGTTCATCTGCTCAAGCAATCACAGGAACTAACGTAACGGCTACTGTAGGCTTTACTGGTGCTTTGACAGGTAACGTAACTGGTAACACCACAGGAACACACACAGGTGCTGTAACTGGTAACGTAACAGGTAACGTCACAGGCAATGTGACAGGTAACGTAACGGCTGCTTCTGGTACTTCTACATTCAACAATGTGACCATTTCTGGTTCGTTGGATATGGATGCAGGTACATCAGCAACCATTACAGGTTTAGCTAATCCAGTAAACGATTCTGATGCTGCTAACAAGGGTTATGTCGATGCACTAGCCCAAGGTATTGATGCTAAAGCCTCTGTGGTGGTAGCAACTACTGCGAATATCACTTTGTCAGGCACACAAACCATTGATGGCATTTCGGTGTCAGTTGGTGACCGAGTGCTTGTTAAAGACCAGACGCTACCTGCCAACAATGGCATTTACTTGTGCGCTGCTAGTACATGGACTAGAACAACAGATGCTAATACATGGGATGAGTTGGTTGCTGCCTTTACCTTTGTTGAGCGTGGTACGACTCAAGCTAACAATGGCTACATCTCAACGATTACTGCTGGTGGTACTTTAGGAACTACAGCAATTACCTTTGCTCAATTCTCTGGCGCAGGTCAGATTACAGCAGGTGATGGTCTTACAAAGACAGGTAACACAATCAATGTAGGTACAGCATCCTCTAGTCGTATTGTTGTCAATGCTGACAATATCGACTTGGCGACTTCTGGTGTAACAGTAGGAACTTACAAGTCTGTAACTGCTGACGCTTATGGACGTATCACAGCAGGTACTAATCCAACTACATTGAGTGGCTTTGGTATTGCTGATGCTTACACGATTGCCCAGATTGATACTCTTTTTGGCTCGACAAGTTCTGCTGCTACGAGTGCTGCTGCTGCTGCGAATTCTGCATCTAACGCTTCAACGAGTGCATCAAATGCCTCTACAAGCGCAGGAAACGCATCTACAAGCGCAACGGCTGCTGCTGCTAGTGCTACGAGTGCATCTAACACCTATGACCAGTTTGATGACCGATATTTAGGTTCTAAGTCTTCTGCACCATCTGTTGACAACGATGGTAACGCTTTACTAACTGGTGCTTTGTACTGGAACACATCTACAAATAACTTGTTTGTTTGGACAGGTTCAACGTGGACTAGCGCAGCATTTACTGCTAGTGGCTTTGTTACATTGACAGGCGTTGAAACCCTGACAAACAAAACTATTTCTGCTTCAAATAACACGCTAGTTGGCGTGGCAACAACAGGTAAGGCTATCGCTATGGCGATGGTTTTCGGTGGTTAATCAAAGGAACTTATCATGGCTGCACCAAATATTGTTAATGTCTCGCTAATCACGGCTAAGACTGCATACCTAACACCCTCAAACGCTACGGCTAACGTATTGCTTGCTAACCCTGCCTCATCTGGCAAGGTGTTCAAGGTCAATATGGTGATTGCTGCTAATGTGGATGGCACAAGTGCTTTTGACACTACTGTGGCGGTGAATACTGCTGCTGCTGGTTCTGGCACTTCATACCCAATAGCATCTACAGTCTCTATCCCTCCTGATGCTTCTTTGATTGTGTCTGACAAATCAACTGCTTTCTATCTTGAAGAAGATAAGTCTGTAGTTGTGACCAGTAGCACAGCATCAAAGATAGCCTACACGATTTCATACGAAGAACTCTCATAAGGACTAATCATGTCCAAACGAGTAGGTGGAATTCTAAGTGCTGGGCTTAACGGCATTAACTACCCTATCAAAGAGGTGGAATATCTTGTCGTGGCTGGCGGGGGTGGCGGTGGTAGTGGAAATGGTTCTGGCGGGGGTGGTGCTGGGGGTGTCTTATCTGCTACAGGATATGCCGTTACTATTGGTTCAAGCATTACTGTCACTGTCGGTGGTGGGGGTGCTATTGGTCAGCCCGGAGCAAACGGGGGTAATTCAACGATTGTTGGTGGAACAACAATAACTGCTATAGGTGGTGGCGGTGGGGGTGCTGGTGGTGGTGCTGTTGAGGCTGGTCAAAATGGGGGGTCTGGCGGTGGTGGCTCCAGAAATTCTGGTGGTGGTACTGGCACTTCTGGACAAGGCTTTGCAGGTGGAACAGGATACGTAGGAGGCGGTTATTACGCAGGCGGTGGAGGCGGTGCTGGTGGTGTTGGTGGAGATGTTTATAACGGGTCTTCCAATGGTGGTAGAGGTGGCACAGGAATAGTCTCAGGCATTGATGGCTCACGGAAAATATATGCTGCTGGTGGCGGTGGAAGTATTACTGACCCAAACAGCTACACAACTCAAATTGGTGGATTTGCAACTACAGGTGGAGGTAACGGAGCTTATTACCTTACTCCCGCAGGTTCTGGTGTTTCAAACACAGGCTCTGGTGGTGGAGGAGGTGCTGCATCATATGCTGCTAATGCTGGCGGTTCTGGCATCGTAGTCATCCGCTACCCATCTTACTTAGCCCCTGCTACATCAACAACAGGCTCACCAGAAACTTATGTCACAGGCTTTTGGCGTGTGTACAGATTCGTTGCCTCTGGCACGATTACTTTCTAAGGGTAGATATGGCTACAGGATTATTTACTCTTAAACAAGTTAACCAAGCACTTGCACAAAACGCATGGACAGGCCCACAGAAAACTGGTTGGGTTGAGTACCTTGTTGTTGCGGGTGGCGGTGGTGGTGCTTTGTTGGGCGGTGGTGGTGCGGGTGGATTGCTTACTGGAATCTTGCCTGTTGTTACAGGAACATCACTTACTGCAACTATTGGTGGTGGTGGTGCTGGTGTAGGAAATGCATCACAAGGAAATAATGGAGTTGCTTCTGTATTTAGCACAATTACTGCAACAGGCGGTGGCGGTGGTGGCTCTGCTAACTATTTTGCTAATGGAAATAATGGCGGTTCTGGCGGTGGTTCAGCATACGCATCTGGTGGAACTGCAACTTTTTATGCTGGTGGACAAAGCGTAGCAAATCAAGGTAATAGTGGTGGCAATCACATAAACGACTCTGGATTTGCATCTGCCGCTGGTGGTGGGGGTGCGGGAACTGCTGGCTTAACCAACATAGTTGGTGGTAAAGGTGGTAATGGCGGTGCTGGCATTGCCAGTGCAATCAATGGCACAGTTACAACTTACGCTGGCGGTGGCGGGGGTACAGGTGAGGTAGCTGCTGGAACTGGTGGTGTAGGCGGTGGAGGAAATGGTGCTATAGGCGCAGGAGTGTCTGGTGGTAGCAATACTGGCGGTGGTGGTGGAGGTTGCACTTCAAGTACAGGCGGCACAGGCGGTTCTGGCATTGTCATCATTCGCTACCCAAGCACATTTGCTGATGCGGCAAGCGTAAGTAACGGCACAAAGACAACTGCTAACGGCTACACAATTTACACATTCTTGACTAGCGGAAGTATCACACTATGAATCCCAATGCTGAAACTGTTGGGTATTTATACAGAATCACAAACAACGTGAATGGTATGCAATACATTGGCGTATCTAAGCACCCTGCCAAGCGTTTTAAGAAACATTGCACTAAGCCATCTACAAACAGAAAATCACTGCTTGGTAATGCCATTCAAAAATATGGCGCAGACAAGTTTGGTTTAGAGGTGCTGGTTCAAAGCACAATGGAATACTGCTTTGATTTAGAAATAAAGGCTATTGAAGCGCTTGAAACTAGAACACCAAAAGGCTACAACATAACTGCTGGTGGTGAAGGTTTTGCAGGGTTTTTTGGTGAAGACCATCATATGTATGGCAAGAAAAAGCCAGCCGCTTTTGGCGAATACATGAGCAAATTGTTTACTGGTAGACCAATACCACTAGAACAACGAGCAAAAATTAGTGCTAGTTTGACAGGCAAAAAACAGAGCGCAGAAACCATTGAAAAACGCAGGAAAGCAACAACTGGTAAAAAGCGGTCAAAAGAAGCAATAGAACGAATGATTGCAGGTCATATTGGAATTAAAGTTTCTGATGAAGGAAAAAAAAATATGCGTATTGCTAGAAACAATCGTTCTAGTGAAGCAGGGTACAAAAAACAATCTGAAGCAATGAAGGCTTTGTGGGCTGACCCTGAGTACAAAGAAAAAATGCGTATTGCATTTAATAAAAGAAAAGAGGTTACTCATGGCGGCTAACCTTGGGGGATATATCTCCGCAACATTTAACCCTTTATCTGGTGCGCCTACGACTGTTGAATATCTAGTGGTCGCTGGTGGAGGGGCTGGTGGCTGTAATGGTGGCGGTGGTGGTGCTGGTGGTTTATTACAAGCTGCTGGTTTTGCTGTTGCTAGTGGTACTGCGTTAACAATTACTGTTGGTGCTGGAGGCGCAGGGCAACTTTATGCCAATAGAAGTGGCATTACGGCTGGTTCAAACTCTGTATTTAGTAGCATTACAGCAACTGGTGGCGGTCAAGGGGGCACTGAATCTTACAGTTGGGGGGGCGGTAATGGTGTTGGTGGAAATGGTGGCTCTGGCGGTGGCGGTGGTTTCTTTGGTGGCACTACTGCTGGTGGCACTGGTGTATCAGGTCAAGGTTTTGCTGGTGGAACAAATGCTGGCACAAACTTAAACGAATTTGGCGGTGGTGGTGGTGCTGGTTCTACAGGTAGCAATGGTGTATCAAGTGTTGCTAGTGGTGTTGGTGGTACAGGAATGTGCAGCACTATTACAGGCTCAAGAGTGTTTTATGCGGGGGGTGGTGGAGGCGGGACGGCTGCCCCTGCTGGCATTAGTGGTATAGGTGGTGGTGGTGGTGGTGGCTCAGGAGCATACACAAATGCTACATCAGGTACAGCCAATACAGGCGGGGGTGGAGGTGGTGCTTCTAACTCTGGTAATGGTGGCTCTGGCATCGTAATCATTCGTTATCCTGCATCACAAAGCCCTCCCGCATCATTTGGTGGCGCAAACACACCTCAAATTTCATACGCTGACGGCTATCAAATCTACACTTGGACATCATCTGGAACTGTAACTTTTTAAAGGAAAATCATGGCACATTACGCACACATCACAAACGGCATCGTTGACCAAGTTATTGTCATTGACGCTGAGACATTGGCTTTAGGTCATTGGGGCAATCCATCTGAGTGGGTTCAAACGAGCTACAACACTCACGGCAACCAACACCCAGAAGGTCGCCCATTGCATAAGAACTATGCTGGCATTGGCTACACATGGGATGGAACAGGCTTTGCCCCTCCACAACCATTTGCATCTTGGACTAAAAGTTCTGAGACATATCTGTGGGAAGCCCCTACACCTATGCCTGTAGTTGAAGGTAAGTTTTATCGCTGGGATGAGCCAACATTGTCATGGGTTGAAGTAACTCAAGGAGTCTAACGTGGCTCAATATAGCGGCATATACACGCTGTCTCAGGCAAGCCAAGCCA